ACCAGCCGCGCCTGAACCACGTCAGCGAGTGGTCGATCCCGGCCACCAAGCTGGAGGAGTTCCGTGAGAACGCCCGCCTTGCAGCCATTGAGGCGCTGGACAACCGCGAGCCTCGCCTCAATCCGGGCGAGAAGCAGTGCCGCTTCTGCAAGGCCAAGGCGACGTGCCCGGCTCTGAAGGCCGAGATCAGTGACACCGTCGGCGGCATCGCCAGCCCGTCCGACTTCGCGGATCTGGCGGTGGCCGAGGAGGACGAGCTCTCTCAGGCCATGCAGCGCGTCGAGCTGGTCGAGCAGTGGTGCAAGGCCATCCGCGCCGAGGTCGAGCGCCGCCTGCTGGCGGGCGAGGCCGTGGCCGGCTTCAAGCTGGTCGAGGGCAGGCGCGGCAACCGCGCGTGGACGAACGAGGACGAGGTGGAGAAGCTGTTTAAGAGCTTCCGCTTCAAGAAGGAAGAGATGTATGATTTCAAGCTGATCTCGCCCACCAAGGCGGAGAAGCTCTTGAAGTCCAACCCCGGACGCTGGGAGAAGGTCAACGCACTGACATCTCGCGGCGACGGCAAACCATCGGTGGCACCCGCCACTGATAGGCGGCCAGCACTGGCCGTCTCAAACTCTGACGAGGATGTCCTCGCCAGATTAACTGCAGACTGAAAACTGCTAATTGGAGAACTACGAAATGCAAATCCGTATCAAGAATGTCCGTATCTCGTTCCCGGCTCTTGCTGAACCGGAAGCCTTCGGTGATGGCGAGCCCGCATATCAGGCCAAGTTCATCATCCAGCCCAAGTCCGAGCAGGCCAAGGCGATCAAGGATGCCATCACTGCCGCTGCCAAGGAGCAGTGGAAGGACAAGTCCGCCGACGTAATCAAGTTGTTGACGGAAGATAAGAAGGTTGCCTATGTCGAGGCACCCTACAAAAACAAGAAGTCCGGCGAGACGTATGCGGGCTTTGAGGGCATGCACTACCTGTCGGCGCGCAACAGCAAGAGCCGCCCGACGGTCTACAACAAGGCCAACGTCAAGCTGGAGAGCTCGCGCGACATCGAGAGCCTGATCTACTCCGGCTGCTACGTCCACGCCCTCGTCGACATCTGGGCGCAGGACAACAAGTGGGGCCGGCGCATCAACTGCACGCTGCAGGGCGTGATGTTTGCCAACGACGGCGAGAACTTCGGCGGCCCGTCCGTGGCCACCGACAACGCCTTCGCCGATTTGGCGCAGGCCGAGGAGGATCTGGTCTGATGACTGTCGTCGGGCACAACAGCGTCGCTGGCGATCAGCTTCGCACCGTCGTCGAGCGCATAGAGCGCCTCGAGGACGAGAAGAAGAACGTCACGGCGGACATCAAGGATGTGTACGCCGAGGCGAAGGGCAATGGCTTCGACGCCAAGACGCTCCGCAAGATCGTCGCCCTGCGTAAACTGGACGAGGACAAGCGCAAGGAGGCTCAGGCGATGCTTGACCTTTACGCGCACGCCCTTGGTCTGGATCTGGTATAAGACTGACCCCGGCGGCTTCACGGCTGCCGGGGTTCTCTCCTCCGGCGAGGCGCTCGCTGCCTTCCGAATGGTTGTCCCACCCTCCCTGTAGGGCTCGTGGTGGGCGCCTCACCGGAGGAGAGAATTGGGACAACCTATGACCACCCTGTATCTCGACCTTGAGACGTTCAGCGACGTGCCGATCACGCACGGCACGCACGCCTACGCCGAGAAGGCGCAGGTGCTGCTGGTCGCCGTGGCGATAGACGACAACCCCGTGGCCGTCATGGGCCCGGAACTGGACTATCTGCAGGAGCTGATTGATGAGGCCGACACCGTCGTGATCCACAACAGCGCCTTTGACCGCACCGTGCTGGCTCACAACAATGTGCGCGTACCCGTCGCGCGCGTTGCCGACACGATGGTGCAGGCGCTGGCGCACGGCCTGCCGGGCTCGCTGGGCCAGCTCTGCGACATCCTCGGCGTGCCGACGGACAAGGCCAAGGACAAGCGCGGCAAGAAGCTGATCCAGCTCTTCACCAAGCCGCGCCCCAAGAACATGAAGCTGCGCCGGGCGACTGCCGAGACGCACCCCGAGGACTGGGCCGAGTTCGTCGAATACGCGCGCCTCGACGTCGAGGCCATGCGCGAAGTCTACAAGCGCCTGCCCGTCTGGAACACGACGCCCGCCGAGCGCAGCCTCTGGATCCTAGACCAGAAGATCAACGACCGCGGCGTGGCCGTCGATCTGGATCTGGCGCGCGCCGCCCTGCGCGCCGCCGCCCGCGCCGGCGCTGATCTGGCCGATCGCGCCAAGGCCGCCACGGGAGGCGTCGTGGGCTCCCTGACGCAGCGCGACAAGCTGATGGCGTATCTGGCGAGCGAGTACGACTACATCCCCGAGAACATGACCAAGGGCACCGTGACGGCGGCCCTGAAGGGTGATCTGGATCCGGCCGTGCGAGAGCTGCTGGAGATCCGCCAGCAGGCCAGCGCCACGTCCCCGGCCAAGTACACCGTGCTGGTCAATGGCACGTCTGCCGACGGCCGCCTGCGCGGCACGCTGCAGTTCTGCGGCGCCGCCCGCACGGGGCGCTGGGGCGGCCGCCTGTTCCAGCCCCAGAACCTGCCGCGCCCGACGCTCAAGCACGACGTCATCGAGATGGGCATCGCCGCCATGAAGGCCGACTGCGAGGATCTGGTGGTCGGCAACGTCATGGAGCTGTGCGCCTCCGCCGTGCGCGGGTGCCTGATCGCGCCCGCCGGGCGCAAGCTGGTCGTGGCCGACTTGAGCAACATCGAGGGGCGCGTGCTGGCGTGGCTGGCGGGCGAGGACTGGAAGACCGACGCCTTCACCGACTTCGACCGGGGCGTGGGCCACGACCTGTATGTGCTGGCCTACAGCCGCTCGTTCAGCGTCACGCCGGAGCATGTGCTCGAGAACAAGAAGAGCGGCGACGGCATGATGCGCCAGCTCGGCAAGATCATGGAACTGGCGCTGGGCTATCAGGGCGGCGTCGGCGCCTTCGCGACGATGGCGCGCCTGTACGGCATCGAGAAGGCCGAGGAGGAGGTTACGTCGATCGTCAAGGCGTGGCGCAAGGCGCACAAGGCCGTGGTGTCCTTCTGGTACGACGTCGAGTACGGCGTGCGCCAAGTGCTGCGCGACAGGGACGAGACGCGCCAAGTGCGCGACCTGATGATCGACGTGGTGGACGGCTGGCTGCGCATCCGCCTGCCGTCTGGGCGCTACCTGTGCTACCCCGACGCCTGCGAGAACGAGAGCGACAAGATCACATACTCGGGCGTCAATCAGTACACGCGCAAGTGGGAGACGCTCGAGACCTACGGCGGCAAGCTCGTGGAGAATATCGTGCAAGCCACGGCGCGCGACGTGCTGGCACACGGCATGGCGCTGGCTGAGAAGGCTGGCTACGAGGTCTGCCTGCACGTCCACGATGAGCTGATCACCGAGACACCCGACGACCCTGCATACTCTGCGGAGGGCCTGTCGGCTTTAATGGCCAAGGGCCCCGGCTGGTCGCTGGGTTTGCCACTGGCCGCCGCAGGGTTTGAAACGCAACGCTATAGGAAGGACTGACAAATGGACAACGAACTGCTTGAAAGAATAGCCGATGCTCTCGATAGACTGGCGACCAACGCGGACACCGTCGGCGCGGAAACAGAACTTGGGGACATTGGATCGCAGCTTAATCTGATAAAAGGCGAACTCTACGAGATCGCCGGAAACACCAAGAGCATAGCCGCCAGCCAGAGCGCGTTGGTTGATCTGCTGGCAAACATGTCGTTCGCGTGCCGAAGCACTACAAACCCTAATGCTCGCTTTCTGCGTGTGTTTTCGGACGGCGAGTAAGTATGACCCCCGAGGGCAAGATTGAGGCCTACCTGCGCAGGCGCGTGCTTGAGACAGGCGGCCGCATACGCAAGCTCTCGTGGATCGGCAGGCGCGGCGCCCCAGATCGGTTGATCTGGTGGCCCGGCCCGCTGCTGGCCTTCGTCGAGCTGAAGGCGCCCGGCAAGAAGGCCACGCCGCAGCAGGCGCGTGAGCACGATCGCCTGCGCGCCGACGGCTTCACCGTGCTGGTCGTGGACACCCCGGAGGGGGCCGAGGC